TAAGGAAGTCCGCCGTATCTCCGGCAGGTTGTTTATTGATTTGATTATATTTTTTGCGTAATTCTTCGATGTTTACCATGTTATTATTAGTTGTTTAATTAGTTGAAAATAGTTTTGCTTCAGCTCTTTTATTAGCTGATATTTGTACTAGACAATCTTTTTGATGGTCTAGTGCGTTAATAAGGCTTTTAGCAAGAGAATACCTGCTATCCGCGGTTGCTAACTCTAGTTTAGCCTGTACAAGTTCGGGAACGGATAGGACATATGAATTTAAAGCTCCTTGTGTTGCTTTCTCCCCATTAAGTTGAAGTTCCGCTCTTCTTTTTTCCATAACTTCAGATTCTTTTTTGTCTAATTCTATAGATTTTTCATCTCTAACTCGTTTTGCATAAGAGAGAAGAGAAGCAAAATAAGAATAAATTGCAGAATGATTCATTAATGTAGATTCGATATCAGAGTCATTTATCTGCAAGTACTTTTTTGAAATATTTAAATATTCGTTTTCAAAGGTTCCGTATAGATTTATAATTTCGTTATTCATTGTTCTTTTTATTATAGACATTTTTAAAAGATTTTGAAAATATAAATTCAAAAAGTTCTGGGTTTAGCCCTACTAACATTTGCATCATATTAGATGTAATAGTTGTTAGAAATTCGTTTCTTATTCCAGGCATTTCATCATCATCGCCTAATCCAAACAACTGATAACCTACATGTAAAATTTCATGAAGTAGTGTTCCTTTATAATCAACCTCCTCTTGATTAGGGTCTAAGTAGATTGTATTAGTAGCCAAATCTACATACCCATAACATTCATCTCCATCTACATCATTTAATTCTTTTTGAACTATGTCGTAGGATTTAAATCCTATGTGTAAAATTGTTGGGTGTTTGTATTCTTTCATTATTCTTGCCCTATTACTAGTCTTTGATAATCCATTTTAGCCGGGATAATAAATCTTGCCCTGCCATTTCTTGATTTAATTATGTAAATTCTAGATTTACCTTTGTCGAATTCTTCTTCGTCCTGATTAATTGAAATAACTAGGTCACAAACACGAGTTTTTCCATATGAGTCTGCAAGTTCTGTGTCCGTAATTAATCTTACCTTTTTTCCCTCTCGGTTTGTTTGTGTGGCAGTCCACATTAAACATTTATGTTCAATAGCTAACCCCCTAAGCTCTTGAGCTAATCGTTCTTGAGCTTGGTACTCAGCCATCTCACCATCAGTTGCTAGTAATTCTAAATAATCTACTATAATTACATCAGGTGTAAAGTTTTCATAATTACTTAATTGATTTAAGTAAGCACGAAGTTGATTTACAGTTGCTCTCTTTGTGGGAAATTCTTTAATTTTAAGTTGACCTCTATCCGGAACTGTAGTTGTTACCTGCTGTAACCTATTTTTAAGGTCATCACAGCGGTCTTTTAGCTGGTCTTGGCGAATACGTGAGAAAATACTATCGAGCCTCTGAGCTACTCTATCTTCCGCCATTTCGAGAGAGATATAAAGAACGTTAGCCCCATCTAAACATGAACGAACAGCTTGGTTGGCAAGGTAAAGAGATTTACCTACTCCAGGAGGAGCGACTACCATTGCTAACTCCTTAGATGCCAACCCGCCTTCAAGTGCCTCATTTAGAGATTCAAAAATTGTTCTATGTTCAGCACTATGTGTATTTGAGTTTAAACGAGCCCAACGCTCTTCAATATCAGAAAAATAATCCAATCCTAAATCGACATTACGACTTACCGTCATTGCATCTCTCATAATTGGTTCAATTTCTGAATAGTTCTTAGATTTAACCATCTCAGCTGAGCGAATAATAGCGTCTTTTAAAGATTGCTCTTTAGCGAATCCTTCTACTAAATCTAAAAGGTAATCTTCATTATTTAAAGATTTTTCATCTAAACTGTTTATAAGATTTAATTCATCTCTATAGTCTGAAAATAGCTCATTAGAGGTTTTAACCTTTTTTACATCCTCTAAAATAAAATCATCAGAAGGAAGCTTTTTATACTTAATATAGTAATCTACTATAATCTTATACATCTTCTGATGTGATGGATATTCAAAATACTCAGCTTTAACCATAGGCATAGCTTGAGTAAGGAATCCAGTGTCTGATTTAGATAAATATATA